GTTATATTGGTAGGGTAAAAGATTTCAGACCAATATTTGCAAAAAAAGAAGACCTTCCCGAACCACCGGGAAAGGTCAAATTGGATAATTATGAAATTCATTTTGATATTCCTATTTTACCACTAAGGGGAGATGAAGAAAAGTGAAAAATGTAAAAGTTGTTATGACTGACTCGAAATTTCTAACACAGTAAGGGAGGCTAATCAAATATGATTAATATTGCTGAAAAAACACAATCAAATGATTCTGAAATAGGGGAAATAGAACAGCAAGTTTATTATTTATTAGAAGAAAACGGCAACTTAGAGAGGACAATAAAAGCGGCTTATAAGGCTTGTGAGCAGATAGAAAAAAACAGGAAAGAGCTGCAACGATTGATGCAGGAGCTTTCGAAATTATATACAAATAGGGGGGTAAAGAAAAATGAATAATTATGCAAAAGAAAAATTTGACAAGTGGTTTGAACAGATAGGAAGAGTAGGAAAGTATGATTTGTTAGGCTATTTAGAGAAAGCAAATTATTTTACAGCGCCGGCAAGCACTCAATATCACGGGGCTAAGGAAAGTGGATTGTTAGAGCATAGCGTTAACGTAACAGAGCTGTTGTGGAAGATAAACACAGCCTTAGACGCTCCGTTTACAAGTGAAAGCATAGCCATAGTAGGCTTGTTCCACGATATAGGGAAAACCGGATATTATGGGAAGCCTAATTATGTGGAGAATATATTAAAGTCGGGAAAAAGGAGTGAGTCCAAACCATATGAAATAAATAAGGACATGCTCCCAGTTCCTCACGAAGTGAGTGCTATACACATACTAAGTAAATATATAAATCTAACAGAGGAAGAAGTATTCGCAATACTGTATCATAATGGGCTGTACACGCCTGTTGGATATGGCTTAAAAGGGAACGAGAGAAAGTTACAAACTGCATTACATTTTGCGGACATGTGGGCTTCAAGGTTTGTAGAAGTAGATTAATAAAGTCAAGTATCTTAAATTTCGTGAGCATGCTCATGAATTAAGAAATTAATATAGTCGGTAGACCAATTATACCACTTACATATATCACAGTCGAAAAACCTTAGCATGCTATAGTCTACCGACGCCAAAATTGATTTTAAGGAGGGTGAAAGAATGTCAAAAATATATTCCCAATTACAAAAGGTGCAAATAAATTTAGTCGCACCAAAGAGTAATTATAATACATTCGGTAAATACAATTACCGAAGTTGTGAAGATATCCTAAATGCCGTTAAACCTCTGCTGGAGAAGAATAACCTCGTCCTAACTCTTACGGACGAGGTCGTGATGATAGGCAGTAGATTTTATATAAAGGCTACGGCAAAAATAACGAACGAAGAGGGAGAAGGCATTGTTACAACGGCATATGCAAGAGAAGAAGATACAAAGAAGGGAATGGACGCTTCACAAATAACCGGCGCTGCTTCCTCTTATGCAAGAAAATATGCTTTAAATGGGCTGTTCTGTATAGATGATACAGAGGACGCAGACGCAACCAACACGGGCAAGACGGAATCTACACAGAAGAAAGAGCAGATTCCGCAAGAAGGGTTGCATTGTTCTCAATGCGGTGCTGAGATAACCCAAGCCGTTAAGACTTATTCGGAGAAAAAGTTTGGGAAAGCATTATGTCTCGACTGCCAAAAGGGGAATACAGCTCAACCCAAGACAGAGCAAAAAGAAGATACAATTTCGCCAGCGCAAGCAAAACGAATGTTTGCTATAGCAGAGGGGAACAAGGAACTTGTTAAGGAGGTTCTTGATACATTCGGGTACAAGAACTCATCCGAAATAAAGAAGGCAGAGTATGAAGATATTTGCAACATTATCGTCAGTGCTCTTAACCATCAAAAAGAAACAGAGTAGGAGGAACTGTCCTCCTACTAAGGCAGGTGATATATTTGTCCGGCGTATTTCAGATGGACAGGAAAATTTTTGAGAATAGCATATGGAATAACGTTACAGAATTCAGAATATTTTTTTACATTGTTGGGAAAGCAGTTTGGAAAGAAGAAGGGATATACGTAGGCGACATCCATGTAAAAAAAGGGCAGTACCTTAGGTCATACAGAAATTTAAGAGAAGACCTTATGTATATGGAAAAAAACGCAGCTAAATATTACGGAATGGCAACTATAAAAAGAGTAACGGATAAGTTGGCCAAGGATGGGAGACTTGAAAAAAAAGAGACGAAGGTTGGAACACTATTTACAGTGATAAATTATAGTAAATATCAAGGTTTTGAGAGATTCGACAATGAAGATTGGAAGGGCAACGGAACAGCAACGGAACAGCTGCGGAACAATAAGAAGAAAGGTAATAAAGATAAGAATATATATAAATATATAGTCGAGTACCTGAACGAAAAAACCAAAAAGAACTTCAAGCATACCACTAAGAAGACTAAAAGTCTAATAGATGCCCGTCTTAAGGAGGGTTTCTCCTTAGAGGATTTTAAAAAGGTTATAGATATAAAAGTAGCACAATGGCTTAATGATAAAAAAATGAATAGTTATCTAAGACCGGAAACGCTGTTCGGAAATAAGTTCGAAGGTTACCTAAACGAGAGCACAAATCCCAAAGATGATGGCCCAGACGACGATCCGTATGCAGGGATGAAAGTATATACCGGAGGTGAGTAGAGTGTACAAAGACGAAGCAACTGAACAGGCAGTATTGGCTTGTTTGATGATTAGTGAAGATTGTAGAATTGATTGTGGGCTTGTGAAAGAAGAAGATTTTACGAATCCAACTAACAAAGAAATATACATGGCCATAAAAGAGCTAATACAGAGAGAAAAAGAAGTAGATTATCTAACCGTTCACAATCAACTGAATAAAAAAGTGTCTATATCCTATTTAGCCAAATTAGCCAACTCCTTACCCACTACAGCAAACTATAGACAATATGTGGACCAGCTTAAAGACCTAACTTTAAAAAGAAAACTGTATATTTTGTCGGATCAAATTAGAAATCCAAATCTATCCGGCAAAGAGCTGACGGAGTTGGCGGAGGAACAGATATTCAACCTCCGGGAAGATACCAAAACAAGCGAATTTACAAAAGTTGGGGATATTGCGGCGGACGCATTTGCTTCAATCCAAGACAAATACAGTGGAAAAGATGATGGCTCGTTGAAAACCGGATATTCTGCTATAGATCAAATTATGAAAGGCATGAGAAAAAAAGAATATATCATACTGGGAGCAAGGCCAAGCATCGGGAAAACGGCCTTAGCAATAAACATAGCACAAAATTTAATAATGCAGAATAAAACTGTAGCGTTTTTCAGTTTTGAAATGAGTCAAGAACAGCTTGTAGACAGGTTGATACGAGGGATGGCACTGGTTGACAGCAGAAAGATATACAAAGAGAAAAAACAAGACGGAAGCAGATACGACATGACCGAGGAAGACTGGAAAAAGCTACTTAGCACGGCTAACTACTTGTTAGACCGGAAGCTCTTCATTGACGAGGATCCAAACAAATCCGTTGCGGACATGCTGTCTATGTGCAGGAAGCTCAAAAAGAAACATGGCCTTGACTTAGTCATAGTCGATTACCTCCAAAAAATTAAGGCGACAAAATACGGCGTCAGGAGGGAACAGCTCGAGCAGATAAGCAATGATTTGAAAAATATGGCTAAGGCCTTGGACGTGCCGGTGCTGGTTATATCTTCCCTCTCCCGAGCAACGGAACAGAGAAATAGCAGGATGCCGGTTATGAGCGACCTAAGGGAAACTGGACAAATAGAGTTTGACGCAGACGTAATCATGTTTCTGCATAGAGAATACTATTACAAGCCGGAAGAAGATTTGAAACATGATGCAGATGTAATTATAGCCAAAAACAGAAACGGGGCAGTCGGAAGGGCAAAACTGCTTTGGCTTGAAGAATATACAAGATTTATAAGCGTATCGGAAAAAAATAAATTTGAGGAGGAAAGATAAATGTATTCATCTATAGAATTTAAAGAACTTGCGCAGGAATTTCAGGAACATGAAGAAAAATTGCTGGATTGGAAGGCCGGAGAATATTCAATCGGCAAAGACAGACTTCAAAATTTTGAAATGATAGCTAAATTCACAGGCCTCAGACCTGAACAAATAGCTCTACTATATTTGCTGAAACATATACAATCAATTACACTTGCGACCATGAGTACGAGATATGTGTGGGAATGGGAAACCGAAGAAGGAGAAGGCTTGAAACAAAGGATAGCAGACGCTCGGAACTATTTATTACTGTTGGCGGCATGTTTGGATGAAAAGCAAAAGACGCTTAGTGTAGGAAACAAATTAAGAGAATGACAAGAACATAACAAGCAACGTTTTATTTTGGTCAAAACGGAAGAAAAAGTACCAAGTAATATAAATACACTACTTTATGATGAGAGCATCAAAAAACACACCAATTTTGAGCTTAAAATTGATTTTAAACTCATTTATAAGGAGGCAACAGATGAGCAAATACAAAAATAAAAAAGTAGAGATAGACGGAATCAAATTTGACAGCAGGGATGAAAGTTTATTTTACTTATATCTTAAAACAGAAAAGAAAATAGGTAAAATCAAGGACTTTGAGCTACAACCCAAATATGAGCTAATCCCCAAATTTGAATATATGGGCGAAACGAGAAGGGCAATAACATACACGCCAGATTTCAAGGTGACATGTTGGGACAATGCAACCATTGTGGTTGACGTAAAGAGCATGGGGACTGCAACACAGCAGGGAGAGCTTAGAAGGAAGTTATTTGAATACAAATACCCAGATATAAAACTGACGTGGATTTGTAGAAACTTGAAACATGGGAATGTGGATGGATGGATTAAATACGAGGATTTGAAGAGGATATATCGGGAAAACAAGAAAGCCAAGCAGAGAAAGGCAGAATGAGGTGGACGTATGGCAGACAAATACAACGATAGCCACTGCAAGGACCTGACCGCATATGAAGCGATAAAAAACATCAGCGCAGAGGAAAAGAGAGTAGCAGAATTAATACGAGTTTTGAAATATATCGTGAATGCGAGCGGATTTGAGGTTATAGGCAGGATAGGGCTTAGAAATA